AGAGTTCCCACTCCTGAAACTAGAGCAGGGTCGTTAGTACTTGCATTCCATATCCCTTTGTAAGTTAGAACCCCAAGAATAGCATCATTTAGCTGTTGGTAGTTTACCGCATCTAGATTGTTTGACCCTGCTAGTACCTCCGTTATCTTGTTGGAGTTCATATCTAACTCACCTGCTACACTAGCTCCTGTACTTGTAGTTGCAAATTTTTCAACTCCATTAAAATATAATTCTACTTCTGCATTTTTTCTAAATACAGCAAAGTTTTCTCCTCCGCCTCCTAAATTGATTTGAGTTCCATTTGAGTCTAAACTTAAACTACCTGTGCCTACATCTTTTATATAGCTGTTGCTTCCACTATGGTATATCTCAAGGTCATTCCCATCTCCAAAGATTGCTTTTCCGTTGTCTTCAAGATTAATGTTACCACTTGCTTTTATGTTACCCGATACATCTAGCTTCTCTGTTGGGCTTGTTGTTCCTATGCCTACGTCTCCTGTTGTGTCAATAGTTACATTGTCATTTGAGTTAGTCCCTAGTCTTAGTTGGTGATTGCTTAATGTACCTATTTTGCCTCTTGCAGCTTGTGCTTGAATAATTACCTTAGCTCCACTTGTTCTTTCTGCTACTATTTCTGCGTTACCTGTGTCAACTACGTGTAACTCATAATCAGGACTATCCGTTCCTATGCCGACATTACCACTATCTAGAACAGTTACAACTTCATCCCCTCCAAAGTTCTTTAACTTAATAGGCTCTCCTGCTCCATTAGGTTTATAAGCGTCAGACATAGTGTCCCCACTTAATAAAATATCACCTATCACCTCCAACTTCTCTGTTGGAGTAGATGTACCTATACCTACGTTGGTATCTACTATTAAATCCCCCGTCAAAGGAGATCCCAATCCAGCTGAAAGCGGTAAGTAAAGACTTTCATCTAGGTCTGGGCCGATAGGGCCCGTAGCCCCTGTATCTCCTTTAGGACCTTTAGAAGTTATAGCAACAGAATTAGTAGCAGGGGAAGTAACGGAGACAGATGTAGAGCTGGACGTTAAGCTAACGGAAGTTCCACTACCTGTAGAAGCTGAGACTATCGTCCCTCCAGTTGTAGTAACTTCTACACTCATGATTTCTCAAAGGCTTCAGTTATGTCTGGGTTGACAGTAAACTTCCCTCTTAACACCGTTTTATGAGTGTCTAAACCAGTACTACTAGGTAGTATGTATTGAAGGTCATATGAGTAGCTTCCAGAAGGAACCTTGCTCATAGTTTCCGCCGAAGCCTCTATAGTTACATTACCTACATCATCTAGTGTAGGGGTTTCGAATGTGTTACCTGTAGAGACAGCAGGGGTACTTAACGTTTCAGTTTTAGATTTAGATTTAACTCTCACTTGATCTTTAGCTGCAGCGTTAGGCGTACCTAAGATTAAAGATGATGTAGATAACCTACCTCTTTTAGTTACGCTTTTAGACTTTACTTGCATTAAGAAAGTATACTCACTTGTTGATAATGTAAGTAACGTACCTGCAGAATCTTTTAAAGTTATCGTAATAGAAAAAGTATCTCCCTTTCTACACGTTATGTTTAATACATCTGAAGTATCTAAATTTACTGAACTAGCCATTTTATTCGTTTAATAATGCGTTAATGAGTTTGTTTGAACTTTCAGGTAACTCATCTCTTTTCCCTTGTCTTTGAGCTATAAGTTTACTTTGATCAGAAGTCTGCTGATCTAATCTATCGTCTTTACGAGTTTCTTTTAAAACCTCTAGCTTTTCTTTAAATTCCTTGTCATCTTCTTTAAACCCAAGAGTAGCTTGAGCTTTAATAACTTCTATCTCTTTCTTAAACTCATGCCTCATTGCCTCCATCTTCATATCTAGCTGTGATTGCATCTGAATCTTTTGAGACTCTAATTGAGCAGCAGCTTGCATTTCTGAAATTTTAGCTTGTTGAGATTGTTGAGCTATTTGAGCTTGCATCTCTGCTTGCTGCTGAGAATTTTGCATAGCTATCTGCTGTTGTAAAGCCATACGTTTCTTACGTCTAACAACAAGAAGCCTTTCTGCTTGATTAACATCTTTTAATCCCCGAACAGCCATAGCGTCTTCTAAATCTAATTCTTGTTGCTGAAGAGCCATTTGAATATTTTGCTCTAGATAGACTTTATCTTTCTCCTCCATATCTTTCACAACAACCACCCCGAAGTTATACATAGGAAGGTCTTTAAAAGAAGCTAGAGCTTCCATGTTGGTATCCCCTATAGCATTCTGGTACACTTTATAAAGAACAGACTCAGCAGGTATAATCTGGATACATTTAACTATATCTTCACATACCTTTTTAAACAAGATCATTGCAGCATTTGTTATATCGTATATAGCGTTATTACCTGCAGCTATAGCTTGCTCTTGAACACCAACTAAAGCATCACCTTTAGGAGAAGAAGAATCCATAGCTTCATTTATCCCTGTTGTATCTCTTATCAATCCTAAGTAGTGGTTATATAATCCTATAAGCTCGTTGATATTTCTTATACTGTTCCCTATCTCTCTAACTGGAGGGTTTTGGAATCCCCCTTCTGGGTTTTTACTTCTATAATAGAAAACACCTGTTTGCTCGTATATATCGTGAAGGTCTAGAGGTTGTAACTCACCTCCTTTCCCTAATTGCACATTCTCTAACCCCTCGATGTCTATAATCAATCCATCTGGTTTAGCTTTTGCTATAGCCTGCTGTATCTTTAAGTGAGTAAGCTGAAGCATATCTGCAAACCCTATGCAACCGTTTACCATAGACTTAGGCATCATATTGCGGATATTAGTAGCCGTTACAGAATATGAGAGTCTTGCTTTAGATATATCGTGGATATTCTTAGGTACATTCTTAACCTTCCCATACCCAAACAACTGCTCACACCCTAGTACATAGCTACCACCATAAACGGTAGAAATTTCTAGTTTGTGTGGGGTTCGTTCAAATACGCTATTCTTATTAGGCTGAGCCTCAAAGCCTTTAAAATAAAAACCTGTGTTCCCGTGTCGATTTTCTTTCTCTTCAAAATGTATACAATCTACAGAAATAAACTCGAAGTCTAAAACCTCAACCATATACTCGTCATATCCAAACCCTGTTACCCCTAAAGAATCGTTATAGCTCTTCTTGTTATACCTACTAGAATCATTCCCATTCTTCCCTTTAGATTTTTCCGCTATCTTTTCAAAGTCTGCTTCTGTAAGTTCTTCCCCCGCTATACGTTTTAATTCCTGTATAGAAATCTTTTTTATATGTCCAGCATATATAAGGTCATCAAAGTTAGGGTCTTCTGTATAGCTGTGTATAAACATACAAGGGTCTACATAAGATGTTTTTATCCCCTCGCTTGGATCGTTAGACCTCTTTACTACAGACATACCTAAAGTAGCTAAATCGTTAACACACCTACGAAAGGTGTTGTCTACGAAATTATTCCAAGTTAAAGTAAGTTCCGTTCCAAGTTGTGCAGAAATCTCTCCGTCGCTCTTGATATTTGTTTCAAATAATATTTCGGCTTCTTCAGGGGTATCTGGGATAGAATCTGGATCCATATCTAATACAATCCCTGTTTTTTCTTTTAACTCTGTTAGCTTCCCTTTTGAAGCCACTTGCATTAACACTTTCTTTTTCTTCTCGTTTTTCTCAGACGAGGATAAAGGGTCTACCGCTTCTAGATTGGGATAAGGATTTACAGATAAAATTTTATTAACTACAACCCTTACAAATTTAGGTAGGATAGGAACTGGAGTGTAATCCATGTTCAACAAAGCCCCGTCAGCTTTATTTGGCTGGAGGGAGTTTAATAGCTGTTTATATATACTTGTGTCTTGAACCCCAATAGCATAATCTCTATCTTTTTCAAAGACTCTATTCCTTTTACCTACTAAAGAGGACTCATCAGTAGTCTTCCCCCATTGAGACTCAATAGCTTTTGCATACTGAATACCATACTCTTTACCTTGCTTTTTTTCCGTAGACTCTAACGGATCAGGGAATCCTTGTTTACTTTTACTGTTATTATTGTACATCCTTAAGATATGGTATTTCTATTTAGCAAATATAGTAAATCATCCGATTACTTGATATCTCCTAAAGAATCGTTTTTCAGTTAAATCAGACGGCTTTTTTGTTTTGGCTTTTTGGGCTCCTAATAGAGCTAATCCAGAGCTAATAGTAAGGTCGTATTTAGTTCTATCGTCTATCTTATATCCTATCCAATCCTCTAACGTCTTGTTAAAATACATTTTCCCCATCTCCCCTGTCTCTCTGTTCACCCCTACATGGTCATGTATAAAGGCCTCTATAGCATGAGCGTGAGCTTGGATAATATCTTGAGAGTTAGAAGGAATACCTTTTGTTTTAGACTTTATTGCGCTAGCGGTAAGCAAATGTTTAGGCCTATCCATTAGATAACCATCGTAACCCCTTGACTCAAAGTACCTTGCTATCCCGTACTTATTGTTCTCAATTAAGATCGGGTAACCATAGAACACCGCTGCCATTAAAACGTCTTCATAGAAAATTTTTGCTAAAGGAGGCCTAGAAGCATATTCTACGACAAACATATTAGACGGGTTCTCTATGTGAAACTTGTTGTATAAGTGTAATGCACCTTTAGAGCCTCGTCCGTCTACCGTAGCGTCAAGATCGTATGAGTCTACTCCCCCTACCCCGTAATTTGAATGAGGGGGGATACGTTTACCTCTTTCTGTTCTTTTTTGGTTTCTGAATTCTGCAGGTGGCATCCAAGCAATCTTAAACCTACCTTGAGGATTTGGATTAAAAACTACCTCAGTGTCCTTCATCCCGCCTTTCCATGTAAAGTTTCCAATAACTACTGGGTTCGGGAAGAGCTCATCGTTATATTCTACTTGCTCATATATCTGCCCAATATTAAAAACGCTACCAGATATACTATCTCGGAAGGCTTCATCCTCAGTAAACGGAAACTGTCGTACTACTTCGTTAAGCTCCGAAGCATCGCTTTTTAAAGAATCTCTTTCGTTTTTCAAAAAAGTCTTAGCTCCTGTGTATATATATTCATCGTCTATACCCTCTATAGTTTCCACGGGGTCATCTATAACTGGATACCCGTGTTTATCAAAGAAGCCTTCTAAAGAAGCGTACGCAGGGATAAAGAGTCTATACAACCCTGTTTTAGTCCTCCCATTCTTGTTCCTGGTCAAAGGATCCGAATCTTCCCAAAGATCTTTGTATTGGCTTCCGCCTTTGTCCATTGGATTTACCGTGCTTCCGACTAGAGCCTTCCCTACGATTTTTCTTCCGACGATCAAACAAGTCCTCTGAATCCTCCAAGCTTCTCTTATGTCTGTAGGTCTTTCCCATTTTCCTGCTTCGTCTAAATACAATATGTGAAGTTTCTCACCATCGTATGCGTTATTAGTTGTGTTTTTCCAATTTATAACCGTATTAAGAGCTTCCCCCATTTGAGAAGTTTTATTACTTTTAGTTATTCTTTTTGACGGCTCTCTAAAAGCTAATTCCATACGTGGATTAGTTGTACCGTCTTGTATAGGTTTAAAGAAGAATGGATAGTTTCTAA